GAACAATCTCTGCTAGATTGGCACGGTCTGTCTTAGCTTGCTGAAGCTGTTCAATCTGGCTATTCAACACTTGCATCTGCTTAACGTGTGAAGTATCTGCACGTGCGTCTTGGTTCTTAGCAATGTTTAACTGAGCATCAGCACGTTCTTGTTCACGTAGTTTCAACTCTAAAGACTGTGCTTGTTGTGATAACTGTGCACCTGCCTCAACCAACCCTGCTTCTTGAAGACGCTTAGAGGCTAACTTCATAGACTCTGGGTTTGTGAAGTCTGTACCCTTGATAGCTTCTTGGCCTTTAGCAGCCTGTTGCTCTTCTGCAGTGAACGTTGCAGTACGGAGGGCATCACCTGCAGCTTTTTTACCTGCCTGTGCTAGTAACCCACCAAAGCCTACAGAGGCTCTACGTGCAGCTTTATTGAGGTCTACGCCTTGTTGTTGCATTTCACCGGCTGCAAAGCTACGGATCAGTCCTGGTAGGGCTGTGGTAGCTGAGACAGGCTGACCAAGTAGTGAAGCCTGTGCAGATGACTGCTGACGGATCTTTGCAAGTTGCTCTTCACGTACCTGTGACGGTGTCTTGAGCATCTTAAGAATCATTGACTCTGCCATTACTGTTCCTTAATCAAAATACTGTAAACCGTCAGTAACAGAGTTACCTGCGGCTTGTTCTTCTGCGCTAAGGAACCCGTAAGCGTCTGCCATAGCCGCTGCAGATTCATTAGATCCCCCTATACCCAAAGCTGACAGGAGACGTTCATACGGAGAAGTCTCATCAGCCTTCATTGCTTCAGCACCAAAGAATCCAGACAACGCATCAGCCAACGCACGGACACGTTGACCTTCCAGTGAAGCTGCTGCTGTACCTGCTGCAGCCTGTGATTCAAGACCTGCAATACCACCTTTGTACAACGCTTCAGACTGACCAAGCCCTGCAGACTGTGCAATGTTAGCAAGGTTCACAGCAGGTGTCAGTGCAGATAGTGCCTGAGACTCTGGTGTGTATGCAGCACCTAACAAGCCTTGGATGTTCTGAATGTTCATACCGGCTAGTGCAGGAGCCTGTTGCATCGCTGTGAGGAAGTCTTGAGACTGTTGCTCTTGGATAGCCTTCTCTAGTGCAAAGGCTTCTGGAGTCCCACCAAAGAGACCAGTCTGCGTACCCAATCTTCCTTGGGCGGCTAAGCGGTTCTCTAAAGCAATCCGTTGACGTTCAATCTCAGGCTGACGTGTCTCTTGTAATTGTGTGAAGAGTTGCTGTGCTGATGGAGTAGCTGCACCGACTTGACCCAGGGCTTGAGAGAGTAGTCCTTGCTGAATTGCTTCTGGAGTCTCTGCTAGTTGTTGAGTCAANTGCCCACCTGTACCGACTTGGGTAGTACCTGTGCCAGTTGTTACAGTGAATGGTTTAAACTCTGCAGCCTGTGCTGCTGTCTCACCTAGTGCAGTTGCTTGTCCAGAAAGACTTGTACCCATTTCCTTTAGGTAGTCGATCTGGTCTCCAGAAAGCTCATAAGGTAAATATGCAGAGGCAATTTGACCTCCAGTACCTAACAGCCCTGCTAAATCAATAGCCATTAGTATGTGCCCCCATCAATCGTTCCTGCTGTCAGAGTTCCTGTCACAGTTACTGCAGGAGCTGTTACTGTGCCTGTAAAGGTTGGAGATGACGTGTCAGACTTTGTAGCTACCGCAGTTGCAATAGCATCATATTCGTCATTGATCTCTGAACCTTTGATGATCTTTGCAGGGTTACCAGACGCTAAGGTGTCCTTTACCGCAAAGTTCGTTGTCTTTGTATAGTTCGCCATTAGATAGTCCTTCCTACGATAGCTTGTGCGGTCATACGCTGAATAGACACAGCCGCACCATTAACTTCTGCTTCAATACCCAACTGGACAACTTGACCGCCACCTGAAGCGTTTACGTTAGGGCGGTTTACCAAGACACCTGCGTTAAATTCACCGATGTTATACTCAGCGATATTGTATTCTGCGATTACCTGGGTAGATAACGTAAATCTCTTTTTCTTGTAAGCGTATGAGTAGTCATACCCCCAGTTAAGAGTAACGTCTGTTGCACTGCCTCCAATTACAGTAATCTTTAAATTCTTCAGCATCTTCAAATTAGATGGAGCACCAAAGTCAATGTAGTTTGTAAAGTACGACATCTGGTATGCAGAGCCGTTATCAGTAAAACCATCGTACTCAGCAATGCCTAATGCTTTACCAATGAGTAAGTCACCGCTACGTGTTCTGCATAATGCTTGAGGCTGAATAGAATCCCATTGAGTTGCACGGTGGCTACCGTCTTCCAACGGTGCTCTCATATCAAAGCAATACGTAATTCCTGTTGTTGGTAACTGAAGAAGATAAAAAGCCTCTTCAGGAGAATAGACAGAGAATGTACGATTAGTTTCTGTACTGAGGTACTGCGTAAGTTCTGTACGTACATTCTTAGAGATGTCTGTCATAGGTGCAGACTTTTCTTGGATCGTGCGACGTAGGCTACGAACTCCAGAATCTGATAAGAAGATTAAGTCTGTACCCGTCACCTGCACAGAATCTCTAGCAATACACCCAACGCCCACGATAGTGTCTGCCAGTGCCATCGTCGCAGGGTCTTCAGCACCTGTATACAAGATGATCTGACGTTTACCAAAGATAGCTAAGATACCGTTATGAACTGCTAAAGCTGTAATTTCATCAGCTCCGTCAGGCCACACCTTAGAGACATTTATAGAGCCAGAGCTGCCTGTATCCCATTTAAATCCTGTGAGTAGATCGCTCCAGTACACTGTGGTGTTATCGGAAGACGTTTTGGCAACCCAGAGTCTACCAAAGCCAGACTGCACGATATCCCCACTAGGAACCGTACCACTATAATCTGCGTGTGCAGATACTTCATCACAAGTCGTCCCATCATAGTAAATAGGATCAGACCCCTCACGGAACAAATAATGTACCCCGTTTAAAGTAGCGTGATCGTATAAACCATCAGAAACCGTATATGATGCCGGTGTGATGTCTGTTAGTGTTGTTGTACCTTTGTAGATTGCTGTAGCTGATGCACTAACTATCTCAGTTGTACCATCAGCTTTTACAAACTCTGAGATGTGAACGATGTCATCTGCATTAGTGTCAGTGACATAAGACCACCCTTTACGTGCACCAATACGCCCGAACTGGTCAATCACACAGTTTTCAGCAATCAGTGCAAACTGTTCAGGTAATGACGTAGGACTGTCTTGGGTGTTAAGCCCAAAGAATCCTGGTGCTTGAATTGCAATACTCTGTAGTGGCTTTGCCATTAGACGTTCCAGATAGTCTCTTCAGGATGCAACGCAGCGTCCTGTGCAATTGCATTAGTCAAGTCCTCTTTAGCAAACACAGCTTGCTCTGCTGCAGACTGACCGCCAGTTTCTCCACGTTCTCTCAAAGCGTATGAAAACGCCCATTGAATGATTGGATTGACTGGGAGGAGAGTAGAGTCTGAGTCTAAACCCAGGTCTCCAGTACGCTTTACACCGTAGACACTGATAGTCTCTACAGCACTAGGAACCATGTGAAAGCGTATCTGGGAATCCCCGTTGGTATCTGTACCGTCAATTGTCCAATACTGGATAGTCCCTTCAGCATTATCAGTCTGAAGAGCTACATTACGTATAAAAGGTAGAGCCTGTTGGGTCACTACACGATTATAAGTCTCATTATGAACTTGGATGATCTTAGAACGTACACCATAGCCTGTCAGGGCATACTTAGATGTCCCTGCAGCGGTTGTAATCGTTGTGGTAGTTCTTAAGGCTGTCCAGTCCCACGCATCTTCTACTAAACGCTTTGCATCATTGACAAAGTCACCGATTAGTTTAGAATAGTCAGACTCATCTACAGTTGTTACTTCATCCTCACGGAGTCTACGTAGAACTGCATTAACAAGTTGTAGGTATGTCATATTAGTATCTTACCACACTTTAAGTAGTTTGTCAAGTAAATCTACGCCCTAACGTAGCACGTGATAGAGTAGCTTCTTCTGGTAGGAAGTCGAACTCAGACTCTAGTGACTGAATCACTTCAGTACCGTCACCTGTTACTCTTGTACCTGGAATTGTCTCCATTGCTTGTGCAAGCTGTAGTTCCAATTCTATCTGAGGTAGGTCTATGTTGAGATCACCGATGTCAATACCAACATCTTCTAAGTCTGCTAAACTATAACCACGCTCATTAAAGTCACCTAAACTGTACTCCGACAAATCGACATTGAAGTCTGGTGCATCTATATCAAACTCACCTAAGTCAAAGCCCATGTCCAATGCTGACATGAAGTCAAACTTACTGAGGATGTCGTTAGCAGGTTTCTGTAAACTGTCCCAGGTACCCTTCCAATCAATCCCTAAATCTGGGATGCTAAATCCTAAGTCAATACCGTCTGGTACATCTGGTAGTAGGTTCTTAAATTCAGTACCTACAAGATCCGCTAATCTTCCCCCTTCACGGAAGTAGTCAACAACACCTTTACCAATGGCCTCATTAGCGTCTACGCCTTGGTCAAGTGCAACAGCGATGTTAAGACCTGCACGGGCTGCAGCGACTTGGTTGGTTGATGTAGCCCCTAGACCTTTGACAATGGCATCACCAAACCGTTCTGCTATAGCTTGTGATGGGTCTTTACCGTGGATAACAATATCAGCCCCTAAGAACGCTAGATCTCTGTTATCTCGCATCCACTGCGCTGTCTTAGGATCAAAGACTTCATCAAGAGCTGCAGATGCTTTGTCAGACAGTCCTAGTAACTCATCAACGTCATCGCCAAAGACACCAACTAAGGCTGTCAAAGGATCGCCACCGTCTGCTAAATTCTTTGCAAGGACGATGGAATCACGGATAGGCTCCGATAAAGTATCTAAAGCCCCTCCGCCCACTAAGTTACTGAACAGATCATCAACAAAGCTACCGTTAGCACCGGCTACGTAGTCTCTCCATGAAGGCTTACGCTTACCTGTGACAGCCTGTGAAAACGCTTGAGCATCTCCTTTGACTTCACCACTATCGTACTTTTCTTTGAGAGCCTCTTCCTGTGCTCTACGCTCTGCAAATTCTGATTCAGTGGTGAAGTATGTTGTAGAGTTTCCAGTGAATGGGTTGTTGAATGTTTGCTCTAGTACATTCTCACCTGTTAGTGGACTTTCCCAGGCTTGTGCTTGAAATGTACCGCCGTTGATACCTAAGAAGCCACCTTGACCAAATACCTTACCACCGTAGTAACCTAAGTTAGCCCCCAACGGCCCTTGGTCTAATGCTCCCCCTACTTTGAAGCCAAGCATACCGCCTAGACCGCCAGTAAGCTGACCAAGGATAGTGTTACCTATAGCGGCTCCTGCCTTAGCCATAAACTGGTCAAACATATCTGGGTCAGTTACCAGAATGTCTTGGTTCTCACGCAGAAGAATCTGCAAGTCACCTCTAGGCTTCATCTCACCTGTGATTGGATCTTCAATCATCAATGAAGCTAACTTATCGGCATAGCGAGGGTCAGCATAGATTGCATCTAAAGCGTCTAAAGAGTTTTCAGCAACATTAAAATCACGTGTGAGTTGTTCTTCACGTGACATGACATTACCTTCAGGATCTACCACAGACATTGTGCCTGTTTTGTAAAGACTGTCTAAACGCTCAAAAGTCCCTGAAGCCTCATATAGATCCATCATCTGTTGGTCTAAAGTGTCGTAGACTCTGCGTCCTTGTTCGTCTATGGAGTAGTCTGCAGTACGGTTGATATTGAAGTTATAAGTCTTGCCAGGCTCTGTGATAGACTCTCTAACATCTTGTGAAGAGTCTCTAGCGTCTGATGAGTCTGTGGTAACACCTTCTGAAGTAAATGACGTACCAGACTCATAGGCTTCATCCATTGCATTGAACTCAGCGTCAATAGCAGCCATCTCTTTATCCATGTCGGCTTCTTGAGATGATCCACCACCATTACCACCACCATCACCACCAAAGCAATACAGAGACTGCTCTAGTTTCTCAGCAATGTCTGTATAGCTTCTAGCGAATGGTGATTTTACTAGCATAACCTTTACTTCTCCTTAACATCCGTGCTGAAGTAATATCAGGGCGGAGTTTTCTAAATTCTTTCTTAAACGCTTTGTTGACCTCTTTAGCATTTCCGTAAGGTGCTATGAAGTCTATACACCAAAAGTCGCCTACAGAGCCTGTGAGAGCCTCTGGGGATAGCTTCTGAGTCCCGTTGACGTAACCTTCTACGGTTTCTGTAGTCAACCAAGCCCAGGTAACCATTCCCTGAACCTCCTCANCTTTGTAGGCAAAGTAGGCTTGCTGCGCTTTGATGAGNGGTAGTATCACTCTTTGNAGATCTGATACAGACCATTTACTGTGTATGTCTGAGTCTTTAATTAACTGCTTGAAGTCGTTGGATGTAGTCCGTGTGGTGATTACCACTTCTTACAACTCCAGTATCTAGCTGTCAACTTACTAGGGGGATTACTATCACACTTGTGACGTGCTCTGAAGCTCTTACGACGATCTGGGCTAGATTTCTTGATTTTCATGTCAGGATCACCAAAGCGAACCAGTTTGACATCGTCACCTTGTTTAGCCAACACCGCAAACTTCTTAGACTTGCCAGGTGTACGCTTAGGTTTGTTGTAACCGCTAAAGGTCTCACCACGATACTTGATAGCCACTTTAGCCTCCCTGAATAATATTATTCTCTTCAATTAACGATATAAGCATCGTCATCTGTTGTGTAGCAAATGCAGAGATACTGTCGCCTTCACGCATCATAATGAAAGCATTAACCTCTCCACCAATTTGGAAGAACTCTTTAGCTGTTACCGTGTAGCCTTCAAGTACAGAGAAGGTACTGTCTTGCTCTGCGTTGTAGTAGTCTACTTCTACAGTGCCGTTAGAGCCGCTAGTGTTGGTAATGTACATCAACACCCATTGAGCACTTTTACCGGTGGGTACGGTGTACAGTGTTTGTGATGTGCCTGTTAAAACAGCACCGTAGCTTTTACGAATCATTTCTTCTTAGCCGTCTTCTTAGCTTGCTTAAATGATTTAGACG